CTTGGATCGGTGTACCTTTCTTATAGATCGGTGTACCTGTATATTCTTTTAAGGAAGAAACCGATCGAGGAAATGCGACATCAGCGACAGAGAGCGACGTGAAATCCCTCTTGAATTCTTTAACGAATGTCTGAAGCGATGCTTGATCCTGATGGAGTATGACTTCGAGAGCCTCTTTGAGCTTCTCGCGGACGACAGCAGGTGTCGACGATTTGACCATTTCAAGGCCCATAACTTTAATCTTAGGTTTCGCATATTGTACTCCTTCGGAATTGTGTACGTTTAACACGTATCGTTTCTTGGCAACCCATATTGCTTTATCAGCCAACACTTCGCGTTTCATCTGCATCTTTTGTGCATAAGCATTCATGTACTCTGCAAGTTCTTGGTATCCACCATCGATGAATGGTTGAATAACCTTCTCACATGTCTTGTCCATGAATATGATCTTTTCTTCGGTAGTTTTACCAGCACATACCTTCTCGACTAGGTTCTCGAGTGATAGGTAGATCGAATCGGTGTCGATAGCAATCACATAGTCTTTGCCTTCAGACTTAAGTGTCTTGTTCATGAAGTCATTAAGCTTATTAGCCATCCATCGAATAGACAACTGACCAGATAGTGTGATACCTTCTGCAATACGTAGATCATAGTATCTAAAGTACTTATTACCGATCGCACCGTAAGCTGAGTTCAGAGCAATCTTCATGGCCATCTGTAGGTTCTTGAGGCGAGAGATATCTTTGACCAACTGTGGATCTTTATTGTGTTCGTATTCTTGTTCACACTTTAACATCTGCTTCTTAAACTTAGAACGATTGTTGTACATCTCTTCCATCAATGCAGGAAGGAAGCCTTTAGTTTCTTTTGTGTAGCACCAACCATTACCTGATGTTGATAGACCGACAGGTACATTCATTGGTGTAGATGCTAATAGTTTATCCACGTTTGTATCGATACGAGTATCAGTCAATGTTTCAGGTGACATGTTATACTGCATGATAAGATGAGGATACAGAGAGTTAAGGTCGAATGATGCAACCCACTTATGAGGACCAACTAGTGGATCCTTAACATAAGCACCTTCGAATACCTCTGACTTACCGTTCTCTTCTTTGAGAGGTATGGCAATCTTTTTATCGTGTAAGTAATTAAAGATGATGGCATCCCACATACGTACAGGTGAGAATACATCCTCATAGTTGATCTTAGAGCTATAAGCTAGAGTATAGACAAGTTCAATGAGCTTCATCTTATCCTCGAGCATGTCAACGAGTTCAGTATCGTGGATGTTATAGTCTACGAATGTTTTCCAATGGTTTGTGTAGAAGTCCTTGAAGTTCTCTTCAGGATTCTCAAGCTTCTTCTTATTGAGTTCTACGCTTGCGATGTAGTCAAGCTTGTATGATTCTTGGTTTGTGTAGGTAAACTTCTTGTATAGATCGAGGTAATCTAGTACAGATATGCCAACGAATGAATATGATTGGATCGATGTACCACCACCGACATATGCTTTCTTATCGTTGACGATACCCCATGGTGACATACGTTTGACATACTCATCACCTAATACAAGACGGATCCGATTCACCAAATATGGGATATCAAAGCCGTTGATGTTCCAACCAGTGACCACATCAGGATAGTTGTTAGACCAAAACACAACGAACATCTTGAGTAAGTCTGCTTCGTCTTTACAAAACATATACTTGACATCTTTACGATCAGTCATGTATGGACGAGAGCCAAACGTTACGATCTGCTTGTGATGGTTATCTTTGATTGTGATAAGCAATACTTCTTCGTTTGCTTCAGATACATTTGGAAAACCATTCTCAGTTGCAGTCTCGATGTCGATAGAGAATAGCTTGATGAGATCTTTATCCCATTGGATAGTCTTAGGATAAGTTTCTGTGATGTATTGGTATTGGAATTGTGTTTGACCATGGAATGTAAAACCTTCCACGTCTTTATAACGTTCTACATATTCAGATGCTTCTTTGATTGACTCGAACTTGACAGGTGATACTGCAACACCATCAAGTGTATGCCAATCAGAATCACCATCTTTTTTAGGCACGAATAATGTAGGACGATACGGCACTTTACTCTTAAATGCTTGACCATTATTGACATAACGGAGCAATAGAGAATTGCCGTACTTGACTACGTTCGTATAGAATCTACTCATAATATAATTATACCACCAAAGTTATTTAATGTACACTTATTCCTTAACTGGACTGAAGTTTGTGGCAGGGAACGTGGATGAGTCTCCACCAATCCATTGTATCTTGATGTTACCCTTGATGTTTGGGTCATTAACCCAGCATCCTTTAAGGTAATGCTTGTCAATTCGTTGTGCTGCAGCTCTCTTACCACCATATTGTTTAGGACACTCATTGTTTGATAAGACGATCCTTACGTTCTCATTATATTGATAGACCAAATATTCATCAGCATGAGCTATATGAATAGTCAGTAGGAATATTACTATAAGACTTACATAATATAGACCTGTTTTTAACATGTTTAGGTCCTTTTTTAGTTGGTCTTATATTTATGTTACCAATGCCTTAAAATACCAGCTATGATGAATAGACATGTGATAAAGTTAACACCAACCACTACAGTCCTAATAACTGCTACTCGATCAGATTCCCTATCACAGTCAGATGCTTTCTCACCTAACGCTTTAGCCCATAATCTCCATAGACTATGTTTCTTTTGACGTGCTTTAATAGATTCATCAATACGTTCTAACAACCTAATCTCTGCTTCCTGTGCTATAGATTGCTCAAGTGTATATAACTCTTTTGTCTTACTCATTTTATACTCCCAGACGGATCTGCTTTATCTTTGTCTTCACGGATCTCCACAAAGATTGGGAGGAATAAACTCTCAACTTCGTGTTTGCTCCTAATACGAGCGTTGTACTTGACAGCCACCACCTTACCGATGACATCTTCCCTTTTAATCTTCGCGCGATCTTCATCACTAAATCCACTCCCAACTTTAGTTTTAATAACACCATCCTCTGATTCACAGACGAGGGCTCCTAACAATCCTTCATACTTACCAGTGCCGTCTTCAACATCGACGATCTTTAAATCACATTCTAATTCACCTTTGAACTTAATCAAAGACTTAGATCTCTTATTTTCCCAAGGAGCATGTATGTCCTTGAGGATAATTCCTTCTTCGCCAATGTCATAATATTCTTTGAACTTGGCTTGTGCCTCATCTATATTCTCTACGATGAAGTTAGGCACTAATTGTATTTTTTTAGGCAGATCTACAAGCTGTGCAAACCTACTCTTATATTCTATAGGACAGTGACCATCTATGAAATATGCATAAGGGATATAATCCCATACCGTGGCTATGACCATCGATGCTTCCTTATCAGATATTGTTCCTTTCAATGCTTTATTAAGGATACCATTACCCGTTTGTCTATTCAATGGATAACCATCTTCGTCTGCGACTAGCAGCTCACCATCAAATACACAATCTATACTGTTTGCCATCTGTGCAAACTCTGCTTCGAGGTTTCCTAACAAGTCGATCGTCTTACCGTTGCGAGACTTGAATTCCACCTGACCATCGCGAACGATGGCATTGAACCTCATACCATCGAGTTTTAACTGTACGTATGCTGGCCACTTCATCTTATCGATGAGCTTCTGATCGTACTGTGATGCCAACATACAAGGATAATCTAATATAAGACCAAGCCAAACATCATTGGCTGTAGCCGTAGATACACCGCATTTCAGGTCCTTTGCTATGATGCGTTCAAGCACCATAGCATTTTTCGGAGAGAGTGAAGTAAGGACCTGAGTGAGGTGTTCTATTGCAGCATGACCAGTTACGATCCTACTGCTTAACTCAAACAGTTGATCCATTGCTTGTAGAAGGCATCCACTCCCAGTTGCCTCATACTTTGGGATCTTTCTAATGTAGAACTGTGTAAACGGATCCAATGCTAATCGAACCACTTCGCGTAACACTTTATTGTTCTCGTGTTCTTGCAGCTTTGCTATCTTATAGTTCCTCGAAGGGTTAGCCGCAAGATCTTCTAAAATATCAAATACTTCTGTCAAATCCACTCCTCGGGGGTAAGTTGTAAGTTTTGGCCAATACGTTTCATAAGTGCATCAGCTATCTCTACTTGAACGTCATAGTCATCGATACCTTCATCGTTGAAGATCTCAGTTAAGCGTTCATTAATTATATCTATAACG